TTCTACTTGAAGCCGTTCGTTCTAATAAACAACCTATCAGAGAATCTTACCAAGTAAGTGATGATAGAACCTTAAATTTTAATTCTAATAATGTTCCTAGAATCCCAGTAAATAATAAACAGGCATATATGGACATATTAGGTGATATAGCTAAGGGACCTAAAACGGGTCTTGACGGAGAATTTAAAGTAACAGGACCTATGAATACTATGTCTGAAGGTAGTGCGCTACCTGAAGGACAATTAGGATTAGATCAAATAATGAATTTAATTAATAAATAATGAGTTTCGGAGCAAAGAAAATATTTCCTATAGATACTAAACCAGGCACAGCGGTTGGTGTAGCTATTCCTTTTAATGCTCCTGCTATATTTTTTTCTACATATACAACTCAGGATGCTATTAGAAATAATTTATTAAATTTTTTCTTAACAAATCAAACTGAAAGATATTTAAATAATCAATTTGGAGCAAATTTAAGAGCATTTTTATTTGAACAAATATCCACAAATAATATAAGCGATTTAAAAGAAAATATACAATCTTTATTATCTCAATATTTTCCTAATATCAGAGTAGATAAATTAGATGTTTTAGAAAATTCTGATAATAATGAAATAACAGTTCAATTATATTATAGCATTATCAATACTGGAATTACAGATCAAATACAAATATCATTCACATAATGGCTGTTAATAAAAATATAAAATATATAAATAAAAGTTTTGGAGAATACAGAGCTAGTTTAATTGACTACGCTAAAACATATTTTCCTACTACATATAATGACTTCAGTCCTGCTTCTCCAGGAATGATGTTTATGGAGATGGCAGCGTATGTAGGTGATGTTTTATCATTTTATTTAGATAATCAAGTACAAGAAAATTACTTACAATTTGCTCGTCAATCAAATAATTTATTTGAATTAGCATACATGTTTGGTTATAAACCAAATGTAACTGGTGTTGCTATAGTTGATATAGATATCTATCAAAAAGTTCCTGCTAAAATTTCTGCCGGATCATATATGCCTGATTTTGATTATGCTTTATATATTGCTCCTAATTCAACTGTATCAAATACTTCAAATGTATCTTTTTTAGTACAAGATCCTATAGATTTTACAGTTTCAAGTTCTGGTGATCCCACAGATATTACTATATTTGAAATAGCTGGCGGTAATCCTCAATCGTTTTTATTAAAAAAAACTCGTAAAGCTATATCTGCTACTATTAATACAACTACATTTTCTTTTAATTCTCCAATCAAATTTAATACAGTGACTATAAATGCTAATAATTTAATAGGAATATTAGATTGTACTGATACTGAAGGAAATAATTGGTATGAAGTAGATCATTTAGGCCAGGAAATGATATATGATAATATTAAGAATACTAATACTAATGATCCTAATTTATCTCAAGGTGGTAATGATACTCCATATTTATTAAAACTTAAAAAAGTCCAATATAGATTTACAACACGTTTAAGAAACTCAAATATATTACAACTCCAATTTGGAGCAGGAACAACATCAGATTCAGATGAAGAAATAATTCCAAATCCAGATAATGTAGGTATTGGTTTACCATTTGAACAAGATAAACTTACAACAGCATATTCTCCATCAAATTTTTTATATACAAAAACATATGGAATTGCCCCTTCAAATACTACTCTAACATTTAGATATTTAACAGGAGGAGGAGTTACATCAAATGTAGACTCTAATACTTTAACTACATTAAATGGTACTGTTAATTTTTTAAATCCAAATTTATCTAATACTGCTTTAGCTAATAATATTTTTTCTTCATTAGCAATTACAAATCCAACAGCAGCTAGTGGAGGCGGTGATGGAGATTCAATTGAAGAAATTAGACAAAATTCATCTGCAAATTTTGCTTCACAACAACGAAATGTGACTCAAGATGATTATTTAGTAAGATCATTAGCTATGCCTTCTAAATATGGTGAAGTAGCTAAAGCATATGTTGAACCAACAAAAGCTCAAAGTACATCTTCAGGTGAATCTATGGGTATATTAGATTTATATATTTTAACTTATGATATAAATAAAAAATTAACCCAAGCATCATTAGCTTTAAAACAAAATTTAGTAACTTATCTTTCTCAATATAGAATGATAAATGATGCTGTTAATATAAAAGACGGTTTTATTATTAATATTGGAGTAAATTTTGATATTATTATATTACCAAATTTTAACAGTAATCAAGTATTAACAAATTGTATAACTGCTTTACAAACATATTTTGCTATTGAAAATTGGCAAATTAATCAACCAATTATATTAAGAAATCTTTATATTTTATTAGATAGAGTAGAAGGAGTTCAAACAGTTAAAAATATAGAAATAACAAATTTTGTAGGAGCAAATTTAGGCTACTCAGATTATGCTTATGATATATTAGGAGCAACTAAAAATAATGTAATTTATCCCTCATTAGATCCTATGATTTTTGAAGTAAAATATCCTAACGCTGATATTCAAGGTAGAGTAGTACCATTATAAAAATAAACCATGGCTATATATAAATTATTCCCAACTCAAGATACTACATTATATTCAATCTATCCTGATAGAAATACAGGATTAGATGAAATACTAGAGGCATCTTTAGAAGTAGGAGCAATAGGAACACCTGCACCACAAGCAAGTCGTTTTTTAATTCAATTTGATTTAAATGAGATCACAGATATTATAGATAATAAAATATCAGGTTCTCAATTCCAATCAAATTTAAGATGTTTTGTAACTGATGTTAGTGGTTTAAATCAAAATACTACAATTGAAGTATATCCTATATCTCAATCATGGAATATGGGAACAGGCAAATATGCTTATTCACCTGAAGTTACTAATGGAGCTAGTTGGAATTGGAAAGATGAATATAGTGGGAGTAAATGGACAAATGGAACTTTCAACCCAGGCACTACAGGATCTTATTCATCATCTGTATCAATAGGTGGTGGTACTTGGTTTGTTACTCAATCATTAAGTGGATCTCAAACATTTGGATTTTATGATGATAAAGATTTAAATATTAATACTACAAACATAGTAAGGGCTTGGTATAGCAGTTCATATCCTAATAATGGATTTATTGTAAAACAAGAAGATGAATTTATTAATAATGAAAATAATCAACCTAAAATAAAATATTACTCAATTGATACCCATACAATTTATCCTCCATGTTTAGAATTTAAATGGAATGATTCTATCATTAATACTGGATCATCAGGTATAGTAACAATTAATACTCAACCTTTTACAATTAGTTTAAATGAAAATCCAGGTACATTTTATTTAGATAGTGTAAATAAATTTAGAGTATATTCAACACCTGAATATCCAACTCGAGTATGGGCTACATCTTCATTTTATACTAAAAATTATTATTTACCAACAGCATCATATTATGCGATTCAAGATTTATATACTAATGAGTATGTTATAGATTTTGATACTACATATACTAAATTAAGTCAAGATACTATAAGTAGTTATTTTACACTGTATATGAATGGTTTAGAACCTGAAAGATATTATAAAGTTGTAATTAAAACTATTTATGACAGCCAAACAATAATAGTAGATAATAATTATTACTTTAAAATAATTAATGGGTAATGGAGATAATTAATTTAAATAAAAAAGTATATGCTAAAAATCAATATGAGAAAGTTATTGATACAAAATTTTCTCAATTAGCTACTACTCTTACTCCATCAGAACAAGTAGCTCAAGCTACTTCTACAATACCAATTGATCAATTTTTTCAAGAATATGATCAATTATTTCTTCAAATTCCAAAAGAAGGAACTACTAATTCACACGAGTATCTTATAAAAACAAGTTCAGAATATATTAATTTTACTCCAACAGATGATAATATTCAAGCATTAATAGATGAAATTAACTTACTTCAACAAACAAACTTAGAACTTAATCAACAATTAGCTAATTCAGTTACCTCAGGTTCTCAAACATAATGGAAAGAATAGTCAACATACAAAATGTAGATCCTAATACACTTCAACTACAGAATTATTCTCCTGAAGATGAATCTCTTATATCTAATTTTACTGAACAAGATATAGTTTTTAACCCATCAGAAGATTATATTGAATATTTTGTCCTTGATTTAAATCAAAATATTTTATTTAGTAATGTTGCTGGTTATCCTAATTATAGACTTAGAGATAATTTAATTACAATCGATCCTCAAAACGATTTAGAATCACAAGGATATACTGAAGGACAATATTATACAATATATAATTTCTTAAAAAGAAAATTATCATCATCAGTAGGTAGTACTTTTTATATTCAAGATATAAGTTCTGATAGAACAGAGTTAAGATTAAA